AAGTACTGGCACCTATCTGTAAATCACCCGTACCTGTATCTTTTATTATGCTGTTTGAGCCATCATGTAAAAGCTGTAGATCATTACCAGTACCAATTCTTAAGATTGCATTATCAGCAAAATCAAGAGTGCTACTAATAGATGCTTGTTGAAATCCTAAAGAAACTTCAATTCCAGAAGTATTTGGTGGTGCACTCGAAAAAGTAAGAGTTGTACCACTTACGGAATAATTTGACTTTGACTGATATACACCATCTATAAATACATTAGTATTATTTTCATTTACTGGATTAGTTGAAAGCGTAAAAGCTGTAGTTGAACCATCACCAGTAAAAGTATTTACAGTAGTATTTGCATTTAGAATCTTGCGATTAAAGGCAATTATTTGAAGATCATCACCACTTACCGCCGCATCAGTAAGAACTACAGTTGTTCCATTTGAAGCAGTATAGTCAGTAGCTGGATCAAGAAGAATACCATTCAGATAAACTTGAAGAGCACCTGCAGTGTATGCAAGTGTATTTGAATTGGCATCAGAGCCAGAGAAAGATGCTGTAGAAGATGATACATCGTACTTAAACTCAGTAATAGATGCACCGGCATCAACACTTGCACCACCACCGCCACCAGAAGATGCAATAGTTACACTATCACCTGCGGCACTCGTAGTAAGAGTAACGTTGCTGCCTGCAACAAGAGTTAAAGTATCATTTGCCTGATCTGCAACAACACTTCCTTGTCCAGAAACAGCAATAGTGCCGAAGGAGTTTCCTGAACCTCCGGGAATAGTAATTGTTTTAGTAGCACCAGTGCCTGTTGCTGTTACGCCTGCTCCAACAAAGTTTAAAGTTGTAGCAGCAGTAGACAGAGCACTGCCCTCATCCTGAACTGTAATTGCAGAAGCTGTTGCTGCAATAGTTATACTATCTGCAGAGGAATCTGTAGTAAGCGTTATGCCACTTCCAGCAACAAAAGTAAGAGTATCTGTAGTAGAGTCTGCTACTACATTATTTTGGCCTGAGACAGCAAAAGTAGAAAAAAGATTTTGACTGCCCCCACCTCCAGATGATGCAAAAGTGATAGTATCACCGGAAGCATTAGTAGTAAGAGTCATATTACTACCAGCTACAAGCGTAAGAGTATCGGTTGCAGAATCAGCAACTACATCTGACTGTCCGGAAACAGAAATAGTTTTAAATGCTTCAGTTACAGTCCCAGAACTTCCACCTATTTCTACAATAGAGTCAGAACCGTCATTCTTTTTGATAAACATTTTACCATCATACGTATTGATGGCTACTTCACCGAGCTCTAAATCTGAGGTACCCGGAGTGTTACCAGAAACGGAAGACCGCTTCAGCTTAATCGTCTGTGCCATGTGGCTCCCCTAAAACTGCGTATATACGCTAGGATTTTTTGTTAGAATGTTCCGCCGTCTAAAGTGTTAGACCACTGAGCAGCTCCACTCGTATTCATAGAAAGAATATAATCATGTGCGGTTGCATTTCCAGAAGGCTTTACTAATCTTGTATATCCTGCATTTGAGGCAGCACCGATCAATAAATCACCAACTGCAGTAGCAGTAATGCCTTTAATTCGTAGATTATCACTGTTGACTTCAAGAGTGATATTATCATCATTTACATCTAACTGATTGCCAGTTTTTGATAAACCATCACCAGCAGTAATTTGTCCTGCACCAGAAAATTGAGATACTGTTAAATCTGTAGTACCTAAAGTTGGTGCACCATTATGTGTAAATACAAAACCATTATCGCCATTTGCAGTACCAGATTCTACAAATATAAAAGTTCCGCCCGTAATTTCTGAAGCAACATTGGCATCATCCGCACGAGTAAGTACAAATGCTGTAGAACCATCTCCTGCTGTCGTAAGGCTATAAATACCGTTTTCTTCAGCATTTGTCTGATTTTTAACAAGAACTCTGCTACCCTGAGCCGGAGTTACGCCGTCTGAAGCAAATGCAGCATTTGTATTGTTTGTTAGTGTTCCGTTACTATTATTATAAGTTGTGTTAAGTGCTGCAGTTGTAGCTACAAGCGCAGAATCTTTGATATCAAGAGATTGTTTTACTGCATCAACATATTCTTTTGTTGCAAGTGAGTTAGTACCAAACTGAGATCTATTCTTGTAACCTGCAGGAACAACTATGGTTCCAGTTCCGTTGGGAGAAAGAGTTAAATTACCATTACTATTTGTGGTTGAAATAGTGTTTGTATCTATACTTACGTTATCAACAGCAAGAGAAGTAAATCCAGTACCAGCACCACTGCTAATACTTGCGGTTCCATCCGTTAGCGTATTTGTAGCCGTGATGGTTGTACCAGAAATTGCAGCCTGGCTGCTTCCACCAATTACAGTACCATCTATAGTACCTCCATCAATGTCAGGAGTATTTATATCAGGTGAAGTAAGCGTTTTATTTGTAAGAGTCTGCGTAGCAGTATCAGAAATAAGATTGCTACCTGCAGAAGGGAGTACTAAAACATTCGAAGCACCGGCGCTATGAGGAGCTGCCTGTAGAGTTTGAAAGTGTGCATTTGAAGACTCACAATAAAATTTAATCTTAGATACATTGCCAGTTCCAGTTCTTATATCTATAAGACCATCTGAAACTGTAACACCACCACTTGAGCCATTTCCATCTACAACTAATGACTTACCTGTAACAATCTTTTCACCAGAATTAGTGGTGACAAAGGTCATATATGTTGTAGAGCCCTCAGTAATTGTAAGAGCTGTAGCAGAATTATCTATAATCTTAAATTCTGTGGCTTGAGTCTCTAAGTTAATTGTACCTGCATCAATATCAAGATTTGCAGCTGCAACAATATCTACATCTCCGGAGCCAGATGTTATAGAATTTGCCCCTATAGTAAGATTTGCAGTTTTAAGTTGATCTATTTTACTGCTTGCATCAACAAGTATGGCACTTGAAGCAGTAAGAGTTCCTGCAGTGTGGTCAAGCATATCAACATATACTTTACCGCCAATTGCAGTTACTGCATTATCGGAAGGTTGTCCAATAAATAGTTTATCACTAGCATCAGAATACGCTAGCTCTCCTGCAGTAAGGGAACTAGGCGCGGAAGTACTGGTACTTCTTTTAATTTTAATTGTTTGAGCCATTTAAAAACTCCGAGTTTGGCCTTAAAAGGCTCCTGCGTCTACTGTATCTGAGTCTCCAGAGGCGTCTCCTACAATTATAGGTACGAACTCAAAAACTCCTGAGCTAGTTTCGCGATATACTTTGATTTGATCATCATCAGTATCGTAAAAAAGGTCGCCTTCTTCTAAGTTAGCTGTGCTTGCTGAAGGAGCTGTTGGACCTCTAAATTGCTGGTCAGCAAGCTGTTTAATTGCATCTCTAACGTTATTGGCGGTAACTGTATTGTGTCCCGGAAAAGATACGTTTGCAGCATCCATAAAATTAACAGGAATTGCAAAGTTATTAACACTAATAGTGGTTTCATCAGTAGTAATGTCAACAGTAACTGCATTTGTATTACTGACTGTCAAATCAGTTACTTCTTCTGTAATTGTAACTTGTGTAACTGCTGACATAATTATCTCGTAATTTCTTGATTAAGCGTAACTTTACCCTCTATCAATCTTTTAACAATAACATCACTTCCTGTATGAATCTCTAAATCATAAAAGTAAGAGCCGGCAGCCATAGCTGAAGAAGTAGTAGCGGGCAGTTCCATTTTGACTACCCCGCTAGTAGCTGGAGAGACTATGCTACATGTAAAACTAGCGGCCACAGCGGACGCAGTCCTAGATGAGCGCATTTGCGCCCTGGCTGCGTAGCCAGTAAGATTTTTGGCGGAACCGGACTCTTTAATTGTTAAGTCAATCACAAAAGTCGATCCCTGATCAATCACTAGGTCATAGTTTGCTGCACTCATTTCAATTTCTCCATGATAGAATTATAACAAAGGGGACGTGGGTAGTCAAGAATTATTTTTTTAATGGTTATGTCAGTTTTCCTATGCGTACCCTAAGGTTATTACTAGAGTCTCTTATATCAATTCTGGGAGCATTATTTGTTGAATCAAGGAAGATGCCTGCACTTCCAGAAGAATTATTGGAAATAGCTAGCTGATTCGCATCAATTGTACCCGTACTAATATTACCTCCATCAATGGTTGTTATATTTGTGTTACCTTCTTTAAAAGTACCATTACTAAAAGTAACTACACCATCAAAGTTAGTATACTGAACTATACCGCTATAACTAACGCTTATAGTGCTGCTACCTGCAGAGGATTCAGTACCATAGTATCGGATTGTATAGTGTGTATTAGTGCTATCTGGATTTTGCGTTCTAGGAACATTTGTCCAAGCATTAGTAGCTGTAGCACTTGCAGCAGCTATAACTCTATCGGTTCCAGAGCCCCCTGATATATCTCCCTGCGCAAATCTATATGTAGTAGACTCAGGTGTGGGAGGGTTACCAGAAGTTGTCTTTTCATAGTACAAATAACCTTGTACTGTGCGTAAGCCAGCTGCACCAGCTGCACCATCGCTGCCATCAACACCGCTCTCTGCCATAATTGTAGCTGTAGCCCATTCACTTGCAGCTATAACATCTGTAGCTGAAGTGCTAGATGCTGTGGCTTGTGTAGTCCAGAGATAGAGTCCTCCAGATGTAGGAACTGAAGTAGACCATCCATTATTATTTGTAAAACTTACAGCTCCCGTAGCAAAAGTAAAAGTACTATTTCCACTTGGAAGATTTCCACCTGAGCTGCTACTAGTATTTCTCTTAAATAATCTAACGGTTGCTACATTTAATCCATCAACTCCATCCTGTGAAAGTATAACAGGGGTGGACCATTCACTAGCATCTATAGTATCACTATTACCTGTTCCTGCTGCTGTTGCGGCACAAACATATAAAGGATTAGACCCTGAGGGTATTGTTTTCTCCCAGTTATTTGATAAACTAGAAGTAGTGATCTGCCCACTTGTTAAACTAACAGTTACATTTCCTGGATTTGAAGTAACGTTACTAGCAGATCTTTGATACGCATATACTATAGCTGTTTTAGTACCATTTGATCCGTTTACTCCTGCTTTTGATTTTGAGAAAGAAAAACTCTTTGTAAATGTAGGACCATCATGATTTATAATTACAGGAACATCAAGTTTGCCTGAATCAATACTGGAGCTTACAGCACTAATATCTATAAAGGCATCTACGGTCGGGGAAGACCCTGTAGTAGTTGCAGAAACAGTTAATCCCCCTGACGGAGTTTGAACAAGTGTTCCTAATTTATAAGTATTATCTGCGGGAGTTCCAGAGTTATCAAAATAATACCTAGTATTACCATTAAAAACATTTATAGCAAAGTCTGCTCCTGTAAGAGAGGTAACACTTCCTGCATTGTCTGATTCAAATACATGGGCTTCATTACCCATAAATATTGAGTAGCCTCCCAAAGGCTGAGATGTGCTAAGAAATGCATTGAAAAAATATTCACTTCCAGAATAAGTTACAGACCCCAATATACAATCTGCGGTTTTGTCACTTGTAAATGCAGGGCTGTAAATATGCGCTCCAGAATAAGTTCTAGTAAAAGGTTTTTCAACTTCTAAGCTAGTATCGCTAATAATTGCAGAAATAGTTCTGTACTCAGAGTTTGCTATTTGAGTGCCTATTGTACTGCCTGTTGTTACTTTTATAAGCTGTCCTACAGTTAAATTCGTAAATGTTGTTGAAGAGCCTGTTACTACATTAGATCCTAGTGTAGTACTAGCTGTACCTGAGATAGTTACTAAGCCATTATTTGATGCACCTCTTTCTTTAAAGTAAGAAACATCCAAAGTATTTCCATCTATATCTTCTACTACCGAGTCTGTATGTACTACAAAACTACGGAGGGGATGAGTGGTTGCACTTCTATCAAAGTATAAAAATAAAGTCTCTGACGAAGACATGCCACTAAAACTTTCTACTCTTTGATTGGTAGTAGCACTCGTAAAGGAAACGGCGGTAGACCCCGGAGGAGTGATATCAAAGTTTCTTGCATTAATGCTAAAAGTTCCGGCAGCTGAATCAAAAGTGAAGGGAGCAGTTAAAGCTCCTCCTTTTACAATACTTAAAGTACGATTATTTGCAAGCAGCGGAGCACTTAGATTGCTATTAAGCACTGCCCAAGGAGATTTTCCTGCCAAAGTATTAATTGTTCTAATTTTTACAGTATATTGGCCTGCTGATACATTAGGAATAGTAAAAGAAGTACTTCCTTTTTCTGCAATCTCAGTTTTCATGCCTAAAGCATTAGAACCACTGGGTAAGAGATCGTGGGAAAGCTCATATCTTTCTATAAATCTATACCTTATTACACTGGAGGTGTTACTGCTATCAATTATAGTTTCGGTAGGAGGAGTCCATGTTATAACTGCGTTGTACGATACTGGGGCTCCATCATCTGCAGGAGCACCCGTAGGCACCAACTCTACAGTTAATCCTGTAGGAGCCGGAACAGGCCCATGAGCAGCCGTTGCAGGTATATAGCCAGTAGTAAATGTAGGTACTGCCTGATCTATCTCGTCAAACTTTGTCTCTTCATACTGAGTTGCAGCAATAGAAAAATTACCGACATCTTCTTCTGATAAAGAAGCTATTCTAAATTTTTTAACATTATCTGCGGTTTCATCATCAGAAATAACGGCCCATATATAGTCTTGAAGAGGTGCTTGTGAAAATGCACCCGACACAGTAATAGTGCTGGCGGTACCAGTACTATTAGTAATATCTTTAGTTTCAATTCTACTATTAGGAGAGAACTGAACCTGTATATTATTACCTGCGTTATCGAAATATCCAGTAATATCTTCTCCTGAAGGAGGATTATTAACCAAATCAATTAGATTATTACTTGCATCTCGCACTTCAGGTAGAAAAGCTCCTCGAGTGTATGCTGGTGGACTTCCGCCTGTACCTATTGTTGCAGGAGTATCTTGTGCTAAATATACACCTCCTCCAGGAAAAATAATAGTTAATTTACAGTCTGTCCCAACAATAGATCCTGATCCAAAATCTACTGTTCTATCTAGTACAATAGTTGAAGTAGTACTTCCTGTGCCCACCCTTCCGCTATGTTCAATATTAAAGGCATCTTTA